TACCAGTTCCAGTGTTAAACTGAAGATAGTTAGATTGTAGTAATTGTTGTGATTGCGACGGTTTAATCGTCCCAAAAGTAGGGGATAATGTTCCCATAATTTTTAATTTTTAATTGTTAAATTTTTTTGTTTTAATCTTAAGCTTTGAAGAATCAAGACCACTAACTGCCTTCACTTTAAATCCATCAATAAATACATTGCCATCTTGTGTTTTTCTAGGCTCTGTACTTATATTTTTAGACTTAGCTAACTGGTTTTTAATTGCATCGGTTTTACCTTGCTCATAAAAATGTTGTGCTATAGTATCAGCGTTGCGCGCTGCGTATAAAGCCTTATGATAACCTTTTGTATCAACAACTTCTCCTTTATCGTTTAAGAACGTCTTAATGAATGTAGAAATGTCTTTTTGGTTATCTGCAACCTTAACAGGATCTTTAACGCCATATCTAAACTTTTTCTCTCCAACTTTAAAATCAAAACCTTTGAATTCTTTGTTAAGAAGTTCGTCTGTTTGGCTACGGAACCTTTCTTGGTTAACTTTACTGAGCTCTTGCTCTTCGGTGTATCGGTTAAAAAAGTCTGTAGCTTTTTGTTGCTCAGGATTAATCCCAGGTCTCAACTTGATCTCTGCGTAATATTTATCCTTAAGCGAATCCAAATAGCTTTTAGCTTTTGCAACCTCTTCTTTATATGCAAGTTTCTTCTTTCGAATATCTCTTGCTTCATCTAAATCCTCATCAAAACTAAAAGAGTCTTCAATTACAAATTGAATTTCTTCTGAATCTAAATGTGGTTTAGCTTGTTTGTAGTATTCTTTTAACAATGCCTCTCCATCTACACCGCTGTAGTCTGCGTTTAATCTAGCATAGTCATCTATAGTTCCACCTGTTTCTTTCATAAAAGAAACTAACTTCTCTAAGTTTTCTGGTACGTTTTGTGCTTCAGTTTGCGGTAGTACTTCTTTTTGTTCCTGTGAGGTGTTGGGACTTTCAGTGCCTCCAACCATTGTGATCTCTTCAGCGTTATCGTTTTCATCTTCTATTAATTCTAATGGAGATTCTACTTCTTCGCTTTTAATTTGAACTTTAGTAATCTCGCTGGACTCCCGTATTTGTTCTTCCACTTTTGGTATATCTCCGGTTTGTTTATCATCAACCACTGCTTCTGTTTCTCCGATTTGAATGGCATCGTCTGTTGGTTTTTTAGTTAAATCTACTTTAGTAATTTCTGGAATAGCTCCCATGTCCTTATATTTAGGCATAGTGTGCTTTACTTTAAATTCACCTTCTTGTTTTACTTCTTTTACTTCTTCTGACATAATATAATATAATAAAAATTAATAATCCCTATCTTGGGGTAAATTGCTCTAAACCGAACCCATCTAAGTTATCGTTACCTGATGATTCAAAGTTTTTAGGCAGTAGATCGTTTTGTCTTTGATCTATAAGTTCACTCTGTTGAGTGCCTTGCATTTGTAGTCGTTTGTCTTTTCTATCTTCTATTTGAGCTTCTTTTTGAGAAGTTACTTGAGCTTGCATTTCAGCTAGTTTCATTTGATATGAAAACTCTTCAGCCATCAAACCTCTTTTGATTTCAGCCTCTTGCTCCATACGTTGTATTTCAAACTGAGATTTAGCTTGTTCTATTTGAACAGTTGTCTGAGCCAATGCTTGTTGTTTTTGTACTTCAGCTGCTGCTGCTTTTTCTGCAGATTCACTATTAGCTTGAGCTTGAGCTTGAATATTTTCCATTTGAGCAGCTCTTTCAGCGGCTTCGTTTTCAGACTGTCTAAATTTAAGAAGTGTATTAGCTAACTTAATGTTTTGTATTTCTCTAATATCTATAGCGTCTGCTAGTTTTATTCCTCCAGCTTGTAGCGCTATTTGTATACTTTTTTCTAATTGAGCTTTATCTTCTTCGTCTGGTTCTAAATCTAAGAATATACCAAACTCATGTATTGATAAAGAATCTATTTCTTTAAGTGTAGCTACGTTAAACGCATTTATACTGTTTAATAATGAAGCTTTAGTTAATGGGAATTGTAACATATCGCTAACTCTCAGACTTACATTTTCACAAGCTCTTACCGTTAAGTACATTAAAGACTGTAATATATGTCTTGTTGCTGTGTTAGAGTTTGCTGCTGCTAATTTTTGTAAACCAACTAATGCATTTTTATCAGGTGAACTTCCATCTCTAGCTTCGTTTAATCCGGTTACATCACGAATCATCTGAAGATAATATTGATACGTTTGTATCATAGCTTGTATCTTAGATATACCTGAAGAACTTTGAAGTTCTTGAATAGGTACTTTACCTCGATTCATTTCACCATCTTGAGTAAGCGATCTACCAACTATAGTACCAGTCTGGAAATACATATTAAGTGCTTCTGCTGGATTGTAGTTTGTTCCGTTACCTAAATCAACTTCCGCTAAACCATCCACATCTACATAAACTCCATCAGGAACTAATCTAGCTAAAACTTGTTGTAGTTTTAAATGAGTTAATTGTATCATATCAGCAAAACCTGTTGTTCTACTAACTATGGATTCTATACGTCCTTGATACATTCTAGGTGCAGATATAACATAATTCATATTAACCTTTGTAACGTCGCCGTATGGTCTTGTCATGTTTTCGGACAATTCCCATTTAAGTATACTGTCACCCATGCCTAGTATCTTTGCTCCTGTATATAAAACCTCTATAGATCTTGAAGCTCTTTCAAAGTTATCACTAGGTGGCGGATTAAAAGTATCTTGTTTTTCTAAAGTCTTTTCTAATCCTTGCTCTGTTTGTTTTATCTTAAATACTTGATCTTGATAAGTCTTATATTCAAAAAACAATACTTGATGTTGATTAACATCGCTATTAACCTGCCAGTCGCTTTGAGCGTAGTTTTGGCGACCTGGATATTTTTGTATTCTTTCTAATTCCTCGTCAGTTAGATTTGGAAATAACTTTTTAATTTCAGGTAATGTTATGCTTTTTATTTCACCAACATAATATATATCTTCAAAATTAGGATCGTCAGTAGCTGAATAAACTAAATTAGCTGGATTTACATAATCAATAGTAACTCCTTCAGATAGATTAAAACTAGTTTTTACAGCTGATATGCCTAACACAGTTAAATCGTATGCAAGTCTTTTCTTTGTTTCGTCAAACTTGTTAGAATCAAGAACGTTGTTTATAACTTCCTCTTCAGCTATTTCAATGCTTTGCTTATAATTAAGCTGCATAAATAAATCTAATTCGTTTTGATCGCTTGGCAGATTATCTGGATCTGTAGACGCGTAGAAGTTTTGACCTGTAGCTTGAGACAATTGATCAATTGCTGTTTTGTTTTTTATATCACGTAAAGCATTAGAAGCAAAGTCAGTACGTTGTTTTAACGCAAATGGATCAGAAGCAAACGAATTTAATTCATATCCTTTTTCAGTCATACCATTAACAACTATGTCTACAAACTTAGATAAAACAGGTATTGGTTTCCAGTCTAAATTCAAATAAGATAAATCACCGTTATTTGATAATTCATCTTTATATTTTTGCACAGGCTGTTCACCTCTAGCGTATAATCTTAGTCTATTAAAGTTCTGGAAATTATAGGAAAACCTATTCTGTCCACTGTTGTTTCTAAACCACTCTTGTTCAATAGCATTTCCAACAGCTAAACCATATTCAAATGATTTCTTTTCTTCTTCAGGTACCACCTGATCTGGAAAGATGCTGTTATTGTTAGTATAGACCATTTATTTATATTATTTTTGAATTTGCACCTGTGTTATTATATTTTCTGAATCCTAAAGACACTTTAGAGATTGTTCTTTTTGCTACAGGTGAATATCTATGTTTATTACATGCCATTATGGCTAAACCAGAGCTTATCGAAGCATCGTGTTTTGTTCTGTTATTTATATTAAACTTAGCCCAGTCTTCTAAGGTTCTTTGAAAATATGTGTCACCGTATCCGTCAGTTGTTAGTCCCACGTGGTTTTCTATATAATCTTCAATAGCGGCTGCATGAGCTTGCTTTATATCTTCACTTGAATTAGGTATTCCACCTATTTCTCTTTCCGTTACTGATAGTTTATGCATAACTCTATCAGGTCTATTCATTGAATATCCTCTGTAACCTCTTCTTT